AGATTAGTTGATGTGGAGCTTATGTCGTCAAGTGGTTCTAGGAACATCGACATTGACCCTATCGTTCGTCGTTATCAACACGACATTGCTAGGAGTGTCTTATCAGAGTTCCTAATGCTCGGAAGTCAAGGTGGTTCATACGCTTTGTCTAAGAGCAAGACAGACTTGTTCCTCCGCGCACTTGAGAGTTACATCCAGCAAATTGTTGATGTCCTCAATAAGCAGTTAGTCGAAAGACTATGGGAGTTGAACGGTCTGGATTATTCGTTGATGCCAACTATTAGAGCTGGCGATGTTGCACCTCACGATCTACGTGAAATTGCAGGGTTCTTGCGTAACCTTAACGGCGCAGATATTAACGTTAGTAATCATCCAGAGGTTATACAAAACCTTATGGATATAGCTGATTTAAATTATGACCCTGATAGGGAAACAGAAACAGAAGAGCAAGATGAAGAAGCTCTTGAAGAACAGGAAGAATAATAATAATGGCATTTTTAGACAATAGAGTGTTCGATAATGGTTTAACCATACTAGACACAGAAGCAAACGTAGTTCACGTAACTTCAGCAGAAGCTACAACTTATACAGCGGCTACATCAACTTTAACACTAGGTAACTCTACCTCACTTTCCATTGCGGCTCCTTCGGATCGCGCAGGTGGTGGACGTAAGGTTACTGTATCAGCTATCTCAGATGGTTCTATTACAGGTACAGGCACAGTTACTCACTACGCTCTAGTAGATACAACTAACACACGCTTATTAGCTACAGCGGCTCTTACAGCATCACAGTCAGTTACAAATGGTAACACATTTACACTGGCTTCATTTGATATTGGTATCCCTGATCCAACTTAAGGAATAAACTATGGCACTTGTTATTAAAGATCGTGTAAAAGAAACAACTACTACAACTGGTACTGGGACTTACACGTTAGCAGGTGCTGAAGTTGGTTTTCAATCATTTTCCACTATAGGTAATGGTAACACTACTTACTATACTGTTACTAATGGTGGCGACTGGGAAGTTGGTATTGGCACGTACACTGCTTCTGGAACCACTTTAGCACGTACAACAATACTATCATCTTCTAACAGTAACAACGCAGTTAGTTGGTCAGCTGGAGAGAAGTTTGTATTTGTAACTCAACCCTCCTCTAAAGCATCTTTCTTGGATGCAAGTGGTAATCAAAGTAACTCAGACTTTGCTACTCACGTAGATATAAACACAACAATAGCAACTAAACCTTCTCACTCTGAAGGTCGCCTGTTCTATGATAAGGAATTTGGTGCATTAGGGTTCTACAATGAAGAATCTGATATTACACTACAGATTGGTCAAGAAGAGTATATTAGAGCTTATAATGACACGGGATCTACTATTACAAATGGTACTCCAGTTTATCTTGTTGGTGAGTCTGGGGCTACTCCTACTATTGCAGTAGCTAGAGCAGATAGTACACTTGCTAAGTCTCAAGCTGTAGGTATAGCTACACACGACATAGAAAATAGTTCTGTAGGTTATGTAACTACTAGAGGTCTTATAGCTGATGTAGATACTAGTCACTTAACTGTAGGTGAGCCAGTACATGTAGCTATAGGTGCTTCTGGTGGTACACAAACAGCATCTCCTACTTACCCTAACTTTCCTACAGAAGTAGGTATATGTTTAATTAGTAATGCTAATACAGGTTGTATATACGTTAATATATACCATGAGTCTTTTGAGACTATGAGAGTTGAAGGTAATGCTCACTTCGATGCAGACTTAACTGTAGATGGTGACTTAACCGTTAACGGTACACAAACTATAACTAATAGTAATAATATATCACTTTCTGGTGCATTTAGCTACTTTAACTCTGGTGACACCATAGGAGAAAGTAATACAACCTTTACTGGTACAGGATTAGACGACGGTATTCTTACTGGACACTATGAAGGTACAAGCTCTAATAAGACATTTAAGGTTAAGATTACTACTCTGCATACTGGCGGCACTGAAGATTTATTTAGATGGTCAGTAGATAACTTTTCTACACAGTCTGCTGAAATTGAGATAACAGGTAACGACCAAGCCCTTGCTGATGGCATAAACATAAAGTTTAATGCTACTAGAGGTCACACGATAAACGACATATGGTCTGGTACAGCTTCTCCAGTTAATGTAGATACTGGTATAGCATCTAACAGAAATACTGGTACATCAGGGGTTGGTTATACCCACGTAGGTACTTACTTTGACGTTTCATCTGGTTATTGGACATTCTTTGATGAGTATGCACCAGAACCTACAGGATCTATAGATACTAGTCACGCCTCATTTTCCTACGGGACTATAAAGGTTGACGCTGTAATAGGAAACCTAACAGGTAACGTTACAGGTACTGCATCTAATGCTTCTCAACTACTTAATGCTAGAACTATTAGCCTTAGTGGAGATGTAACTGGTTCAGTGTCGTTTAACGGAAGTGCAGACGCAGATATAACAGCAACAGTAGTCAATGATAGCCATACACATGACACTCGATATGTGCAAAAGGCTGGAGACACAATGACAGGTACACTCAATGCTACTACGGTAGACTTTGGTGACTGGACTATAACTGAAACTGGAGGTTCTTTATACTTCGCTTACAGTGGAACAAATAAATTCAAACTCGACAGTAGCGGAACATTGTCTGTGACTAATGACGTACAGACTGACCAAACGATAACCTAAGCTAATAGTGAGTACACGAAGATGGCAGTAAAAATAAACGGCACTGAGGTAATTGATGATAGTAGGAACGTAGTAAACGTTGGTACTGTTGACGGTAGAGATGTGTCTGCTGATGGAACTAAACTTGACGGTGTAGCTACAAATGCAGATGTTACTGCTACAGCTTTACCAGCTTCATTGACAGGTTTATCTACTAGCGCATCTCCAGCTTCTGATGACCTTATTGTGTCGTATGATATTACTGATAGCACTTGGAAAACAGCTACTGTTACAGCTACTGCTCTTCAAGGATCTAAGGGACAGAAAGGCGAAGTCGGTCAAACTGGTTCTAATGGAACTACTGGTGCTAAAGGACAGAAAGGTGAAGTTGGACTTACAGGTAATACTGGGAGTACAGGCAACACTGGATCTACAGGATCACAAGGACAAAAGGGACAGAAAGGTGAAGTTGGAGCTAATGGTTCTGATGGATCTGCTGGAGCTAAAGGACAAAAGGGTGAGGTTGGCGTAACTGGTAATACTGGTAGCGCAGGTTCTGATGGAGCCGCTGGAGCTAAAGGGCAAAAGGGCGAAGTAGGTAATACTGGATCTACTGGGTCTCAAGGTATTCAAGGTGTAGCTGGAAATACAGGCTCTACTGGATCTCAAGGACAAAAGGGACAAAAGGGCGAGGTTGGTGCATCTGGTGGTACAGGCTCAACTGGAGCTAAAGGACAGAAGGGTGAAGTAGGAGTAACTGGTAATACAGGCTCTACAGGCTCAACTGGTAGTACTGGTTCGCAAGGACAAAAGGGACAGAAGGGTGAGGTAGGTAATACTGGCTCAACTGGAGGTACTGGATCTCAAGGTCAGAAAGGCCAAAAGGGAGAAGTTGGAGCGCAAGGTAATACTGGTAGTACTGGTAGTACAGGCAATACAGGAACGACTGGTCAGAAGGGTCAAAAGGGAGAAGCTGGAGCTGGTGGTGCTACAGGTACAACAGGATCTACTGGTCAGAAAGGCCAGAAGGGACAAACTGGCTCAACTGGCGGTACTGGAGGTACTGGTTCTACTGGTCAGAAGGGTCAAAAGGGACAAACAGGTTCTGCAGGAGCCGCTGGTACACCATCAACAACTTTTAATGCAGTTGGTTCTTACACTTGGTTAGCGGTTGACCCTGCACAAAGTATCAACATGATAAATGAAGGTGATACTATCTCTAGTGCTTATCTAAAGGCGGCAGGAAACGGTCAAATGTCTGCACATCATTTTCATTGGCCTAGTACTGTATCGGCAGGGATTAGCGGAACTTGGAGGCTTATGGGTGGTCAGTGTAAAAGAGAAAACGGCACATACGCTGTTGCCGACCTTTTCTGTAGAATATCTTGATAACAATTACAACAATAGGAGGCGTTTATGCCATCAGTAACAGTAACAGAAGTGCGTAACGCACGATCACTTAACGCAGAAAACACTGGATTTGATGTAGAGATTAAGCATCCAGAGTTTGGTTGGATACCTTATGGGTTAACGCCTGATGATGAAGATATGACTGTAGACAACAGCGTATTAATTAATCTTATTGGTTCAAACTATGCGGCATATGTAGCACCTACCCAAGAAGAGATAAATGCAAAACTAGGCGCAAGTTTAAGGGCAGAACGTGATAATAAGTTAGTTAATGAAGTAGACCCAATAATTACTAACCCTCTACGTTGGGCTGATTTAACAGAGACTAAACAAGCCGAATGGACACAGTACAGAGCTGACTTACTTAACTTGTCAGAACAAGATACATTTCCAAGTTCAGTTACTTGGCCTACTAAACCTAGTTAATGATTGTATATCAAATCTCACTTCATGGTTCAGCATACGATGCAAGAGGCAAAGAATGGGAACAAATATACTCTGATAGCCTCTGTAAGCCCCGTACAAGCTGGTTAGACCCTATCCACAATAGAACTATACTAAAAGGTGAGTTTGGATGCTCAGTGAGCCATTTAAGGGTCTGGGAGAAGATTGCAGATAGTAACTCTAATGGTATTATACTAGAAGAGGATGCAGTATACGATAGTATAGATACTGATAAGGTAAATAGACTTCTTAATTCCCACGATAGCGTCTGGTTAGGTTATAGACTGAACGACATGGGTTATTGGTATAACTGCCATGCTTATGCAATTACTCCTGATACAGCAAGATTATTAATACAAGACTTTAAGGATAACATCATCCCAGTTGATGAGTGGGTTCCCATGAAGCTAAAAGATAAACACAACTACTTCTATAAAGAAGAGGTCGTTACTCAAATCCCAAGGTCAACCCGACCAAGTACCATAGAGGAAGAAGATAGTACGATGATAGACCCAAGTAAAGTTAATATAATAACTGTAGCTACAGACGAAACTAAGATGTGGCCTTTAGCACAGTCATGTGACAAACATCAAATTAATCTAGTTAACCTTGGTAAAGGTGATAGCTGGAAGAGTGAGATGGAAGGATACGATGGCTTAAGAAAGATAGAACTAGTTAAGAACTTAGTTAAGAACTTAGCTAAAGATGAGATAGTTCTATTTGTAGATGGATACGATACTTTCTTTACTGAAGGTTATGAGACTATAGTACAAAGGTTCATGGACTTTAAAGTAGATATACTATTCGGAGCAGAACAAGAGTGTTGGCCTGTAACAAACGATCAGTCATACAAGAATAGATGGCCTGATATGCTTACTCCATATAGGTATTTAAACAGTGGTTTATATATAGGGTATGCTGGAGCATTACACGACTTCTTTGATTTACCTAGTACAGATGATAATGGTGACGATCAGTTATACTGTCAGTCAAGATACTTATCAATGTATGAAGACTTCTTTTATACGGTAGCTCTAGACTATGAAGGTTATATATTCCAGAACCACGACACAAGTATACGTAAAGTAAACGGTCAACTCTGGAATGATAGAACTAATTGTTGTGGTTGTATATATCATGGCAATGGAGGTAAGTCAGAGAAAGACTTCTTCTATAAACTAGCTAAAGAGTTTGGGTATGAGAAACTATCCTCTCCTATTACTACTAGGACAAGTAGAGATTTAAGCTACAAAGAAGTAGCGCAAGACTTACTAGTTACAAAACTACTATCCGAAAGTGAGTGTAAAGACTTAATAGATAAGTCTGATGCTCTAGGTGGTTGGGGTAATCTAGAGGGAGACAAGTTTCCAGCACAAGAGATAAGACTTAAGAAGTTAGGTCTGTGGAAACAATACGAAGCTCTCTGGAAAGATAGACTATTTAAGATCTGCGAGAAACACTGGAAGC